TTGAAAGCTAGATATGGCAAATAACGAGAAATTGCAGTGCCCAAAATGCGGGTTTATTGGAATTCCAAACATTAAAACGACAATGGTTAAAACTGCTCATTGCAGCCGTTGTGATACATATATCAAGAATTTGACAATAGGCCAAAAACAAAAGAAGAAAGGAAGATAACAATGCCATTACATCTATCATATCGACCAAATGATTTTGACCAAATCGTAGGAAATGAAACAACAGTTAAAGCAATCAAGACAATCCTGAACCGCAAAAAGGACTTTCCAAAGTCATGGCTTTTCACTGGCCCAACTGGATGTGGAAAAACCACTCTGGCCCGGATCATTTCCAAACATCTTGGATGTGCCCCTGAAGCAACAAATCAGGACTTCCAAGAGATAAACTCCTCCAACAACAGAGGCATTGATACAGCAAGAGAAATTCAACGGACAATGATGTTTTATCCTGCCAATAAAAGTAGCAAATGCCGGGTTTACCTTATGGATGAGGTCCACGCTGGCACCCGAGATTTTATGAACGCAATGTTGAAAGCCCTGGAAGATACCCCTCCTCATGTTTTCTTTTTACTTTGCACTACAGAACCAGAAAAACTGTTACCTACTATCCGCAACAGGTGTTCAATCTTTGAAGTCAAAAACCTGTCCGATAATCTAATAATGAAACTGATTCAAAATGTTCTTGAGGGGGAAGGAGAGGAAGGGGTTGATAAAGAGGTCATTGAAGAAATTGCAAAAGCAGCAAATGGTTGTCCAAGGCAAGCCCTTGTCCTATTAGACCAGATCATTGATCTTTCTCCAGATGAAATGTTGGAGTCTGTTCAAACACTGCAACTTGCCCAGAAACAGACTATTGATCTGTGCCGAGCATTACTGAATGAAAAAAATAATTGGGACAATGTAAGGAAGATTTTGAAAGACATAACAGATGAGCCAGAAAAAGTTAGACAAGCTATTAACTACTATATGCAGGCGGTTTTATTGAAATCTCCAACAATCAATCCCCGTGCATTATTGGTGCTGACCTGTTTTTCTGACACTTTTTTCTACAATGGAAAGCCAGGATTGACAAGAGCATGTGCTGATGTATTTTCTTAATTTTTTTAGGATATGAAAAGAGATTCAGTATAATAAGTAAATAAGGAGAAACAAAATGCCAGAATTAAACTTTGAACAAGATGTATCAATCGACCTGGATAACTTGCACGAGGAATGGCGGAGCCATGCATACAAACGAAAGGCATATGCTGATGAGGTTGCCTTTTTGGAGAAACAAGTTAAACAGCAAACCAAACTAATTGATGTTAAAAAGACAAATGTGAAAGAGGCCACAGGCAAGTTGATTATACAGATCAAAGGGCTAGACCCAAAAATGACCGTCCAGCAGGTTGATGCAACTGTGACAGGTCATCGACAATTGAAGCCTGTTGAAAAAGAATACTCCGATGCCCAAGACAAACTGATTGAAATGGAATATGGTCTCAATATGGCAAAGAATGCCTTGAAAGCGATGGATGACAAAAAGCAAGCCCTGGAAAATGAAGTTGTTCTCTGGAAGAATGATTACTTCTCCACACCAAGAGAGAAAAGAGAAATTACACCCGGCAAACAAGCCCAAGGAATAAAGCAGGAAATTCAGGATGAGAAAACTCAATCGAGTCGGACAGTGGTTAATGAAAGACGCCGCAGAAGACAAGAATAAGAGGGAATCATGACAACACTAGATAATTTTGTGATCGCCATTGTTTTCTGTATTGCGGCAATATTGGCATTGTTTCTTATTGCTGTCATATTTCGATTAATCACAAAGGTTATTTTTAAAACATTTTTTGAAGAAAGGAGCAAATATGAGCACGAAGACAAGACAAGAAAGAATCGACAAACTGAAAAACAGGACTAAAAGAGGAGCCCAGGAACGAGACCAGAAAGGACTTGGCCGAAAATCTGTCCTCGATCTCTCCAAGGCAAACGGTGTTGTGAATAAGTTTGCCATTGAATTAGAGAAAGGGAAAACAGGGTGCGTTGATCTCCTGCCGTTTGAAATTACCCAGCCCTGGTATAAAGACCTACGAATGAAATCAGGGACGTTGACCGGGTTGGATATCGGCGATTGGGATTACAAACTGGAAATTCCAGTTCATTCCAATGTCGGAGACGACAACGATAAATATCTCTGCCTACAGCATGCGTTTGGCCGCAAATGTTTTGCTTGCGAACAATTGTATGCAGAGTGGGACAAGCCGGAGGCAGAGCAAGATGAGAAAAAGATTAAATCCCTGTATGCCTCATGGAGATGTTTCTACAATGTCTATGATTATAACAGCGAAACTGGTCTCATTGAATTAGGATTTGATATCTCCTACAAACTTTTTGAAGAAATTTTACAAGAGGCAACTGACAGCGACCCAGACGGGCTTACAACATTCTGGGATTTACTTGATGGCCGCAGCATTGAATATAAGACCCGTGAAAAAAGGCTTGGAAGAAATGCTTTTCATGAAGCCCATAGCATCAATTTCCTTGCCCGCGATTCTTATGAAGAGTCTATATTGGCAAAGGTTCACCCCTTAGACGCCATGTTGATTATCCCGACATATGACCAAGTCAAAATGGCCTATCTCGGAATCAACCCTGATGAAGAGAGAGCTGAAGCCCAAGAAGAGGAACAACAAGGATCAGGGGTTCAGAGAAGAAGAAGAATTGGAGGGGGATCTCCTTCAGAATCGAAGCCTGACAGCGTAAAGGAAGAAGAGAGGGAGTTGGAAGACGACATCCCTTTTAAATGCCCCTCTGGTGGAAATTTTGGAAAGGATTGTAACAGTCTGCCAGAGTGTGAAAAATGCGAAGAGACAATTTATAATGCATGTGCTAAAGCATTTGCCGCACAGCCCGTTGAAAAACAGGCAGAGAAGGAGTCTGCTTCAACAGACCAGCCCAGACGGAGAAGGAGAGAAATTTGAACAAAGAATATATAACCTCAGCAGAAGCCGTCAAATTGCATGAAGAAAAAGGCTATGGCAAGGTCGGCAAATTCACGATTGTCGATTGGTGTAAACGGTATGGCATCGGTCTGAAGATCGGCGGAAGGTGGAAGGTGGATAAACAGAAATTTGAGCAAATGCTAATCGGAGGGACTTATGCCGGAAATTCGTAGACGGCGATCAGATTTAACAGAACAAGTTGAGGCAGCAGCAGAGAAAAAGACTGAAAGGCCCGCCCCAACTGACACTAGTTTGTTGATTCCTTCTGGTGTCACCCTGCTCAATTGTGCCTGTTCAGATGATCCGGCAGGCGCATTTGTGCTCGGCCAAATTGTCACTTTGCCTGGAGGTTCGGTCGGGGGCAAAACTATGCTTGCAATAACGATGCTGGCCGAATGCTCTGCCGACAAGAGATTTGATGAATATGACCTTTATTATGACGATGGGGAAGCAGCAGCATCATCAATCGACATTCCATATCTTTTCGGAAGCAAATTAAAGGATAGGATCAAGGCCCCTGCCTATGATGAGGAAGGAGTCCCAATTCCATCAGAAACAATTCAAGATTTCAAGGGCCGAATTTTGCGACTGGTCAAGGAAAGCGAAAAACCGTTTATCTACACTTTGGACTCCCTTGACGCCCTGACCACATCAGAGGAGATTGAAAAGGAATACAAAAAGGCAATTGCGGCTGCAAAGTCGGCTGAAGCCGTCTCAGAATTGAAAGGAAGCTACAAAACTGAAAAGGCCAAACATCTCGGGGAAGCCCTCCGCATGATCAACGGAAAATTAAAGAAAACAAAATCTGCTCTCTTCATTATTCAGCAGACCAGGGACAAAATTGGGGCAACATTCGGCAAACAAACAACAACCTCCGGTGGCCATGCCCCCTTCTATTATTCCTTTCACCAGGTCTGGTTGACGAAAACCAATAACCATACCAGAACAGTTGGTGGAATCAAAAAGAAAATAGGGTCTCGAACATTAGCAGAAGTCACTAAAAATAAGTTGAACGGGAAGATGCAAGAAATTGAATTTGACATCTACTATGACTATGGCATTGATGATGTTGCGGCAAATGTTGACTTTCTAACTGCCTGCAAGTGGTGGAAAAAAGAAAAAGAAACTATTATTGCACATGATCTGAATATGAAAGCTGGCCGGGCAGGGTTGATTGAAAAAATCGAAAAGGAACAGGCAGAAAAAGAATTACAAAAAATCACGGGCAAGGCATGGTTAGAGGTTGAAGAGTCCATGCGGATTGGAAGGTCCCGGAGGTTTGAATAATGCCTAAAGAAGACATTGAAAAACTGTTAAGTTTATTAGATGACAAGGTCTGGGCAAGCATAGAACGCACCATTCAAGTTGAGCAATATGAACCCATAAGAATCGGCATGGGAGAAAGCAGAACAGTCGGTCCAGACAATAATCCTGATGAATTGCGAATGCAAATCTGCCGAAAATTATTGCAGGATGCAATTCAAGAAGGAGAAAATGTGCGTGCCAATTTTGAGCAATATCTAAGAAAAGAAGATCCTGCATGGACACAAGATCCAACGACAGGAACAGGAGTTCCTTTGGGCACAGTCAGAAGAAAAAGGAGAATTTAAAGTGATATTCATTGCAAAGAATTATGATGGAAAAGTCATGTCTGTTGTCCTTGCAAGGAGTTATGAAATGGCACAGGCATACTGGCAGGGGAGAAAAGTTTATGCTCATACAGTCGAGACCAGAACAGAAAAAGATTTGGAAGATCATACAACAGGAGTTTTGCCGATTGTCAATACAAAAGAGATAACCAGATTTGACATAGACAGGCACACGAGAAATGCCGTCTATTTGGTAATATCGAATGACTAAACTCATCCAAATAAACTGGGAAGAATTAAGGACATTGCGCCACAAACAATGGAGAGAACAAAAAAGCATTTGCCCTATATTAAAACAAATAATCCGTTTTGAAGACTCTGTTTTCGACCATAAACACATTACCCGAAGAGAAATTGAAGAGGGCAAGGTAGGGGAAGATGGCAAAGGTTTATTGAGAGGAGTTTTGCATGATCAAGCTAATGTTATGGAAGGGAAAATTGCACGATTATACAAGAGATATAGCCTCAATAAATTTATTGCTCTGCCAGTATTGCTCAGAAATATTGCAGACTACCTTGAAAATCCACCAATGCCACAAAAATATATTCATCCAAGCGAAAAGCCAAAGGCTAAGAAACTTGGCAAAAGAGATTACAACAGGATAAAAAAATATTACTTTGAAATGTATCCCAAGAGAAGAAAGATACCAGAATACCCAAAAAGCGGAAAAATGACAAAGGAATGGGAGGATATGATAGAAAAGGCAAATGCCTTTAGGAGGGAACATGAATGAAGAAATAAGAATAAAAGCAATGAAAGATGGAATTGAAATGTATGAATCATTGCAAGAGGCAGTTTCCAAAGCAGGAGGATGTGGGTTTACCGCAGATGTTCTCTCCAATATAACTGCAATGGAACTAATCTCAAGACTCGCAACAAATGGAATCAGATTCATCTACAAAAGAGATTGAAATATGGCAGGGCCAGATAAAAACTTAGTCCCAGGCATTATGTATTGTGCAAAGTGCAATTTCAGACTTGTCAGAAAGAATTTATATATGCAAAGTGGAACTGTTGGTCCAGGGAATAGTAAGACAGAAACTTGCCCAAATGGATGCGGTCCATTGTGGCCCATCTCATGGGAACAGGAAGCAAGGAAGGGATATAACCTCCTTGATTCTTGTCATCGAGAACTTGAAAATATAAAACAAGAAAAACAATCTCTCGCTGAAATGCATGATGCATTGATCAAAGAATATTCTAATTTAAGATCACATCAAATAGCTTCAGCAGAGGCCTTTTGGATATTATCACAATTGCCAACGGCTGCCCCTTTCGGGCCTGATAAAAATTGGATGAATATAAGAAATTCAATTGCCAAAAAATTGGAGAAAATCCATAAAATAGGAAAGATATGATCAAATCTCTTGAACTAACAAACTTCCGTTCTTGGAAAGACGCCCTCGTTGAATTCTGCCCCGGTGTGAATGTCATCACCGGAGAAAACGATTCTGGGAAAACGAATATTTTAAGGGGCATAAACTGGCCCGTTAACAATCGCCCCTCCGGTGAGGACGTTCGGTCATATTGGGGAGGGGATACATCTGCCCGTCTCACAGTCAGTGACAATGAGAAGCTTCAAACTGTTGAACGCTTTCGATCTGATTCAGAAAACCTCTATAAAATAGGAGGACAAAAAGAACCTTTCAAATCATTTGGTCAAAATGTGCCAGAAGCAATTTCAAAAGTCCTCAGCTTTAATTCTCAAAATATCCAATTTCAATTAGAAGGGCCTTTTTTACTTGGCAAATCCTCTTCTGATGTCGCCAAGCATTACAACGATGCCGTCAACTTAGAAATCATTGACCGTTCAATTAGCAACATTTCAAAAACACTGAGAGAGGAAAAAGGGGAACTTGTAAAGCTAAAGGCAGATCAAAAAGGGCAGACAGAAAAATTAAAAGCATATGAATGGTTGCCAGAGGCAGAAAAAGACCTTGTGAAATTGGAAAAGATTCAATTGGTAATCCGGCGGCTTGAATCTGAATATACCTCATTGACTGGGCTACTATATGATTTTACTTCTTTGAAAGGAAAACATGACAAATTAAATGAGATTGTCAAGTATGAAGAGGCTGTTAATGCCCTGTTAAAATTGGATAAACAAATTGAGGCAAAGACAGATGAATACAATGAGTTAGAACTCTTATCAAATAGGCAGCAATCCTTAAAAGATCAATCTCAAAAAATCGGAGAAATTCTTCATCATGAGAAGCTTGTCGACAACTTAATCCATCAGGCCGAACAAATAAATATCAAGAGGAATGAATTTCTGGAATTGGCAGAATTTGAAAAAGACCTGATAACCCTGGAACACAAAACCTCAAAATATGCCTCTATACTGAAGCTCGAACCCAAGGCAAATAATTTAATTGAATTGGATAGGAGAATCGATATTAAAACAGGGGAATATAATGAGCTGTTTGATTTGACAGAGCAATGGAATAAACTAATCGAACAGCTTAAATCTGTAAACAGTCAGAGGGAAGAAGTAGAAGCAGAGTTTCAAAAATCTTTACCGGACTTATGTCCAATATTTGATGTGCCGTGTGAATATTTAAAAGGAAGAAAACAATGAAACTAGAAATTTATGGAGATGAAAAATACGGCTTCAGTGGTCATGGAGAATATGAACCCGGAATTGATCCTCCGTTATCGTCATGCCCATTCTGTGGAAGTAAAAATATAGCAGTCTTTAATACACACACTCCCTCTTATTGGGCGGAGTGCATAGAATGTGAAGCCGAAAAACATTCAAAATATAACTTTGGAGACAAAATAAGATCAGAAATCAAAGCTAAAAAAGAACACAAAAAATCATTTCTTTCTGCAATTGAAGAATGGAATAAAAGAAAATGACCAGATTCAAACGAACGAGCCAAACCAAGAAGCCCACTGCCGTTCTTACTGCCGATTGGCATCTAAGATCAGACACCCCAATTGGCCGCACAGACGATTACTTTGCAGCCATGGAAAGGAAAATTGATTTTATCCTTGCTTTATCTGAACAACATGAATGTCCGATTTTGATTGCTGGCGATCTGGGGCATAAATCACAATGGCCAAATTGGCTATTGGAATGGGCAATTGAGAAATTCAAAGAGCATGATATAATTTGCATCCCCGGCCAGCATGATCTTCCGAACCATCGCCTTGATCAATGGGAAAAGGCAGGGGTTGGAGTATTGCATGCTGCTGGGGCAATTGAATTGTTAGGGCCGCACGATCTTGGTTCTGACTATATGTTAGATAATATTTGTATCGATGCTTTTCCATATGGGGAGTCTATCCATTCTATTAAACTCGATTCTCCATTTATTAAAGTTGCTATGGCACATCAGCCGATTGTTGAAATCTTGCCCCGGTGGCCTGGAGATGAAGGATCCAAAAGTCATCAATTGCTTAAAAAATTTCCAGAATATTCACTGATACTTACTGGGGATAACCACCAGTCCTTTTCAGTGAAAGCAGAGGGAAGGGGGCTTGTGAATCCTGGCAGCATGATGAGGAATACAGCAGACCAGGAAAATCACAAACCCCGTGTCTATCTCTGGTATGCAGAAACAAATGAAATTGAACCTATCTATCTGCCAATTGAATTAAATGTAATTGATAGAACTCATATTGATAATATTCAGGAAAGGGACGATCGGTTTAATGCCCTGATTACCCGTGTGAAAAACGATGTGGAAATTCAATTATCGTATGAGCAGAATATTGAAAATTACTTTCAGAAATATCGAACTGAGAAATTGGTGAAAGAAAAAGTCTGGCAAGCAGTCATATAAATTTTAAGATATAAATTGGTTTTCAGTATAATATAAAGGAGAGGACAAAAAAACAAAGGCACAGGCAGTTCCTCTAAATATAATTGGTATATATACTGCCCGCCTTTTAATATTTAGGGCATATGGGGTTCCTACTAATCATTTGCGATATTACCTCTCACCCTTAGTAATGAGGAGAGTAGCTCAGTGGTAGAGCACCGGAAAATTTACTTTCCGCTTATAGCACAGAAAGTTCCTATAAAATGGAATCCGGTGGTCACAGGTTCGATTCCTGTCTCTCCTCACAAGATTAATCTTGAGGCACAAGAAGTTCCTATAAAAATCCTGTTAAGATATACTTCTCGCCTCATCAAACAAAAAGGAGAGGCAAAATGAAATCAACACTGAGACTTTTCAGGGCCTTACCAATTGAGACCAAGAAAAAAAAGAAAGCAACCAAAACCTTGCTCGAAAAGACCATACACAAGGGATTCGTGTTTTCACCTGAAGTAATACACAACTACCCCGAAGCAGAACTGATGCGATTGGCAGATATAATTGAGCAGGAAATGGGATTAACCCCTGAACAGATGAATAGCTCTTTTCACAAGTCCTGGCAAAAGATAGCAGAGGCGGACATTGGGCAGCTAGTCGTGGAGCAAGTAGTTCATTACATTACTACCTACGGATTCGAGCAAATGGGAATTTACAGCGAAAGCTCTGTGTATATTCCAAATGAGAAACTGGAAATACCGGATATAGATATCGAGAATATTTCCCTTGTCGTTATACACGGATACACCAAGGAAGAGCTCAAGGAAAAGCTGTTGAGGTTACTGGGCTCTGGTATTGCTCTGGCTGAAAAAACCATAGAAAGTGTTGTTGATATTGCGCTATGGCTTGAGCTAAGCAGAGAAGAGATAGAGGCAATCAAAAATAAAGAAACCAGAATTATCTTGTATGACTACTTAGGCATAGTTCCACAAAATCCTACTGAATTTTTGCGCTACATTGTCTATAAAGCCGCAGATAAAACGCTCCTGATAAAGAGCAATGGGTTAATCGAGGAAATCAAGACACACAAGAACGTTGTCACAGTGAGGCTGTTTTCAAAATATGAAAAGGAGCATGGGCTAGAAAAGTTGGCTGAGATTTTCTATAGGTTCAAGCCCCTGTTTTTGGCTTTCAAGACTAACACGCAGCTTAGTGCAAAAATTAATAAGTTGAGAAAATTGGCTGTCAAATATCACAAGCCCATGAAAGAAGATTACCTTAATACCGTAACGGCAAGGCTTAAAAGGGGCGAGACCATAAATCGCAGTATCTTAGAAAAAGAATTAGGCAGGGTAAACACTTTCAGGAAAATACGCCTTGCCTATGCCCTGAAATTCAGGACAAAGGATTGTGAGTCTATCCTTTATCGAATAAGGAACGGTAAAGGGTATGCTACTGATTTTGATTTTCACAATCGTATAAAGGCTGAAGAAATCCTCAATGTTGTGCTTGATTTTATTGTTGAGGATATCAAGCAGAATGTAAACGGGAAAAACATCTACATTCCTGAATACATGCATTATGCCCTACCTGCCACGGAGAAACAATTTACAGGCTTTTTTCCTTCTGGCACTTATGTTTCGCTAGACCGGGATATGATATTTGGTATCAACTGGCAAAATGTGAAAAGCAACAGGATTGATTTAGACCTATCCCTAATGAATGCTAATGTTAAATACGGGTGGGATGGTTATTACAGAGATAGTGAGCTCAATGTGTTGTTCTCTGGTGACATGACGAATGCCAGTGATAAAAACGGAGCCACAGAACTTTTTTATGTCAAAAGGCAAGAACCGTCTGCGTGGATTATGTTTGTCAACTATTTTAACTTTAATAGCTCCGTTGAGGTTCCATATAAAATAGTGGTAGCCAAAGAACGTATTAATCAGTTTAATAAAAACCACATGATCGATCCTAACAATGTAATGGCTATTGCCAATTCTACTATAAGCCAAAAACAAAAAGTATTGGGGCTTATCTCAATCACCGAAAATGACTGCAAATTCTACTTTGCAGAAACTTATTTAGGCAGGTCAATCACTGCGTCTAATTCTAAGTTTGCAGAACATAGTAGAAGATACCTATTTAACTTTTATGAGAACACCATCAACTTCAATGAAATTTTAACAAAGGCGGGGGCAACAATAATGGATAGCAAGGGAGATTATGACATTAATCTTGCACCAGAGAAAATAGAAAAGGATACGATAATCAATTTATTGATATAAAAAATTCTTAGTATAATAAGGGAAAGAAAAAATGACAACACAAAGGCTCTTAGAAATCAAAGAAAAAATTGACAATGCCAAAACACAACAGGCAGAGATCAAAGGGCAGATCCGCAGCATTGAGGAACAGATGACTGCAAAATTCAAGGTCAAGACCACGGAAGAGGCAAACAAGGAATTGAAAAAGAGGGCAGAGGAGCTTGACCAAATGGAAAAGAATTTCGAGAAGGGGGAGGAAGAACTAGAAAAAGCCTATTCTTGGGAGGAATGATGAAAAAGAAGAAAGATACGATTGACAAAGTAAAAAAAATAATCCGCATTAAGTTGGAAGAAACCAGAATGCAGTGCGATTTCAAGAAAACCTTTATTCCCCCAGGTTGGGCCTGCGTGCAGACAAAAGTATTTTCAGAAGAGATGACCGAAGCCCTTTCCGAGGAAGGTCTAATTGAAATGGAAAAAGTCTACGTCGTGGGACAAATTAAAGGCGGGCAATGGCCAAACACAGATTGGGATCTATATGGCATTTTCAGAAAACGGGAAGACGCTATTAAAGCCTGCAAAGATGAGACATATTTTGTAGGCCCTGCCCCAATGAACACTACGCTTGGAGAGAAGACAGTGGAATGGCCAGATATTGAGTATCCGATAAAGAAGGAATAGGAATGACTCTATATGTTGGGGAGGCAACTTGAAATAAGGAGGCAGAGGTGTATAAATTAACAAAACCCGATGGCTTTGATTTTTATTCTGGTAGAATAAACTATCGACATGCTATTGGTAGTATTATCAGGGTAACAGATTATGATCCCCCTGAGCATGGAGTTTGTGGTCGTGGGCTCCATGTCTCCCGCGATCCCAATGATTGTTTCATAGGAGCAAAAATACCATGTGCCGCTTTTCGGGTGCAAGGTGTGGGGAGAATAGCTGGAGATGCTCAGAAAGTACGATATAAAGCAATTAAGGTCTTCGAAGAAATTCACGACTTAGATGCTCTTTTCGGTTGGAGATATTCGGAAGCCGCAAATCCGATTCATCCTTTTAAATTATCTTTCCCAAAAACCACAGACAGGGAAATATCACTATTAAAGGACTGGGATTCCGTGGGGGATTCCGTGTGGGATTCCGTGGGGGATTCCGTGGGGGATTTCGTGGGGGATTTCGTGTGGGATTCCATGGGGGCTTCTGTGTGGGATTCCGTGGGGGCTTCCGTGTGGGATTCCATGGGGGCTTCCGTGTGGGATTCCGTGGGGGCTTATATTGGTTCATTTTTCCCCGGTATTAAAACTTGGAAATACATTGACCATAAGCTAGGTCAATACCCCTTTCAACCGGCAGTTGACCTCTGGAAAATGGGCCTCGTGCCCTCATTTGACGGCAAAACATGGCGATTGCATGGCGGAGAGAAAGGGAAAATTTTATGGGAAGGAACAGTTTAGATGTCCATTCAATCT